AATGCCCCCATATAAAAGTGAAAGAGGTAATATAAAATTACGACCTTTATAGATGTTATTAACGAAACTCAGCTGGCGCTGACTGGTTACACCAACCGTCAAGACCAAGCAACATATTTGACTGCACCACTCAATGCTACTGACCTAACGTTTACAGTAGCAGATGGTACAGTCCTCACTCGTGGTTTAATTGAGATAGACGACGAGCTTATCTGGGTAGACAAGTTTGACCGTACCTCTAATACGGCAACCATCCCTGCTTATGGTCGAGGATTTCGAGACACAGTAGCAACTACTCACACAGCTGGTACTCGTGTAACCATTACGCCTTCCTTTCCGCGTAGTGTAATCCGCCGAAATATCAACCTCGCCATTGATGGTGTTTACCCAGATTTGTTCGGTACTTACTACACCACATTCACATGGCAAGCAGCGGTTACTACATACCCGTTGCCACAGGAAGCCATTGACGTTCTCGGACTTTCCTGGCGCACCATTGGACCATCTCGTGAATGGTTGCCAATTTGCCACTACCGTGTAGATCGTATGGCTAACCCAGTCACATGGAACAGCGGTAAGACCATCTCTATTCGTGAAGGTATTATCCCTGGCCGTGATGTCATGGTTACTTACACTAAGAAGCCAACACAACTTCAGTACGATACTGATGACTTTACAATGACAGGCTTGCCTGACTCAGCACGAGAAGTAATTATTCTTGGCGCTGCCTACCGTACAGCTATGTACCTAGACATGGGCCGTATTCCAGCAGCTACTGCTGAAGCAGATGCCCAGCAAGGTAATGACCCAGTTGGTTCTGCAACCAACGTTGGTCGTGTACTACAACAGATGTATCAGCAACGTCTTCTCGTCGAAGTACGTCGCCTTCAAGAGCAATTCCCCCCTCGCACGCACTACACAAGCTAAGGATAATACATGGCGACAAGACGATACTACTCAGCGGTTGCAGTTGATAATACACTCGCTTCTGCTATTAACAACTCTGTTACAAGCATGGTCCTTAACACCTCTCCAGTGGGCTACCCAGGAACATTTCCCTTTGTAGTTGCAGTTGACTATGAGACATCATCGGAAGAATTAGTGCTTGTCACCGCTGCTTCTGGTACCACATTTACTATTACCCGTGGTTACAACGGATCATCTGCGCAGTCCCATAATGCTGGTGCAACAATTCGCCACGTAATTATTGCTCAGGATATGACAGACTTTCAAGACCATGTTGTAGCAACTGCTACCCATGGTGTTTCTGGAAGCATTGCTGATGCAAACCTGGTAATTCCAAAAAGTGTTGTAACAACTAAGGGCGATATTATTGCAGCATCAGGTGCATCAACTCCTGCTCGCCTTGGTGTGGGAAGCAATGGCCAAGTTCTTACTGCTGACTCTGCTCAAACTACTGGAGTTAAATGGGCTACTCCATCAACCAGCTCTAACTACACATTAATTGGAACAGTCAACCCTGCCTCTGGTAGCCAGTCTGTTTCTTTCACCAGCTTAAGCGGATACGATAAATACCAATTGTTCTGGTTTACGGGCGCAATGAATAACGCAACAGCAAATGGACCAACATGGACTTTTAACAGCGATACTAGCTCTAATTACGATGGCTATTATCAGTTTATTGGTGGTAGTTCCACAGTTGCAAACGCCTCCACAACTACATCTATTACCTACCCTGGATTTTTTTATACCAATATTTCTGGTTCTCTTACTATTAATGGTGCTTTATCAACAGGTGGAAAAAATTATTCATTACTTTCCTCTGGAGCAAATGGACCAAACTGGGGAACTATTAATTCTGGTGGTGTATATACAGGGTCTAGTGCTATCACTTCAATTCAATTAACTCTTACTGGAACAACATCGTTTGCATCTGGTGGAGTATTCAAACTATACGGGAGCGTAAACTAATGCCTGATATTAACCTATTTAATGCGTTGACTGGTCAAGTTATTGTGCGTGAGTACACACCAGAAGAAATTGCATTTGCTGCAGATGTTGCTTCCGTTCCATTATCAGAGCGTGGGATTGAACCAGTACCTACGGTTTAATGCTTTACGAAACATCTGATTCACCTCGCTCAATACTTCAAGGCGTGGATGATGCAGAAGCAGAAATTTTATTTGGATAAATAACCACCCGCTACCTACTTAACAGTAGGGGCGGGTCTTTTATTAAGGGGAAACGCATGACGCTAGAAGGCTTCAGACATATTGCTGAACGTCCAGTAATCCATATTGGTTCTGCTGCAAACAGCGGAGCTGTCTATGAAAACGTAGCAAACAACTACGATGTTGCTGTTGGTGGCTTGCCATTCTTCATTGGACCAAACCAGACTTATCCTTACAAGCGTGAGACAGCGCAGTACCGCAAGCAACAGATTGACCAAGCAAAAGAGCCAGGCGAACAAACCCTTACAGGTTGGTGGCTACGCTCACAATCCTCATTCCACTATGGTGCAGGCATTCGCTACGAAGAGCCAATCCAAGGCGAGACAGTAGGATTACGCTTTAATAAATCAGCTGGTGTAGAAGTATTCAACATTGGCAAGGTGACACTGCTTCCAGATGTGGCTAAGAAAAGCGATGTAACTAACGCCCCGCTTATGGCTGGCGGTACAGACACCAATGGCGTAGATGTAGTCATCTTCTCCGACGGTGCAGGTCTTTATCGAATTACCGCAGCGGGAACAAAGACAACCCTTACATGGGGTGGCTCTGGAACTATCCTTGCTGTCGCACAAGATGGCGAGAACTACTATGCAGCCAATGCTACAGGTATCTATAAAGGCCCATTGACAGGTGGCTCATCAGGCACATCAGTATTCACACACCCATCATCAGTAGGCACCGTTACCTCTGTTGCTATGAACTGGGTTAAGCAACGCCTCATTGCTGGCGTTAATAACTACATCTTTGAAGTAACGCCCATTACATCATCTCCTGTTACCGCAGCGAACTTGTCATCAAATATAGCCACTCTTAAAACAGATTCTGTGGCTCATAATTTTTCAGTTGGTTCTCAAGTAACAGTTGCCTCTATGGGTACAAATTACAACGGCACTTGGTCAGTAACAGCAGTTCCTTCAGCAACAGAGTTTTCTTATTATCATAATCATGCTGATGCTGATTTAACAACTGGTTTAACTGGCAGCGCAGTCCTTGCTTCAAACAATAACCTTCCTATTTATGTCCACCCAAATGCGGGTTGGAAATGGACAGGTGTATGCGAAGGACCTAACGCTATCTACATCGCTGGATACAGCGGAGATAACTCAACCGTCTACCGCTTGTCACTAGATACTGCAGGTAACGTACCTATGTTGACCAAGGCTTTGACCGCAGCCGACATGCCAAATGGCGAGATTATCTATGCTCTTGGTCCATATGTTGGCAAGTATATGGTCTTTGGTACAAGCAAGGGTATTCGTATCGGCACTATTGACACATCAGGCTTTGTCTCTTCTGGCTATGTTACCTATGGCCCTATCACAGTAGTAACTAATGGTTACAACCCAGCCGAAGGAACAACTCTTACTGGTTCGCCAGTTAAGTCAATCACTTTTAATGACCGCTTTGCTTATTGCACAGTAACTAATTACATTGACAATGGTGACGGCACATACTCATCTGGCCTAGTCAAGATTGACCTGAGCCGTGAGATTACTCCCAACCAGATGGCTTATGCCACTCACTTGCGTATGCCTACTACTAACGAGGCTTTCTCAGTAGTCATGATTGGCAAGTCAGGCAAGCTAGCAGTTGCATCCACAGGATCAGGCGTTTACTTTGAGACAGATGTATGCGTATCCAGTGGCTACCTACAGACTGGTCAGATCCGCTACTTCACCATGGAAGATAAGCACTTTGAATTAGTCAAGCTCCGTGAGACATTGCCTATGTCTGGCACATTGTCTCTTGCATCTATTGCAGCAGATGGTAGCAAGACAGACATCATGACAGTGGGTAACAGCTTTGACTTTACCCAAGACATCACTGGCCTAGATCAGTTCGATGCAGCACCAAAGGAATCTATTGGCTTGCGCTTTACTCTCAACTCATCAGCCAATCAAGCAGTTAATTCTGCTGACGCATTTAATGGCTATCAACTCAAAGCCCTACCTGCAGTGCGCCGTCAGCGCATTTACACAGTGCCACTTCTTAACTATGACTTTGAAGGCGATAAGAACAACATGACCGTAGGTTACGAAGGTCGTGCAGCTGAGCGTCTCCAAGCCCTTGAGTCTACAGAATCTAATGGCGATGTCATTATCTTCCAAGACTTCACCAACAATGAGACAGTTCGCTGTGTTATTGAAAGCACTACCTTCATCCGCGAAACACCACCAGAGCGTCGCTTCTCTGGCTTTGGTGGACGCATCGTCCTACAAATCAGAACGGTATAAAACATGAGCTGGGCAGACATAGCCAATGGTGTATATGGATACTTCTTCGTAGCCTGTGCAACAGGCATCGGCATCTGGAGACTATTCCAACATGGTGTACATAAGTCAGTAGAGACTCACCTTACTGAGCTTCGTGAAGAACTAAAGCCATTGATGGAATGTCTTACTGAGATGGACAAGCGCACTAGCCGTATCGAGTATGCACTGTATAACGATGGCAAGACTGGCCTTATCAACAAGGTAGAAGCCTTGCTAGAAAACCAGCAGATCATCAAGGTAGACATCGAGGTAATGAAAGCGAAGGGAGAGCTATGACCCAAGCAACAGACTTTGTAGCAATAGCTCGTGCCGAGATAGGCACCGTTGAAGAGCCAGTCAATAAGACTAAGTACGGCAAGTTCACAGGCCATGACGGCCAAGCATGGTGTGGCTCATTCCTTATGTGGTGTGCCTCACAGGTCAAAGCCAAGGTACCTAACGTGGTGTACACACCCGCTGGTGCTGAGGCTTTCAAGGGCTTTGGCGGTTGGTCTTCCCCTGCAACTGCCAAGCCTGTACCTGGCGATTTTGTCTTCTTTTCCTTTGACGGCAAGGGCATTGAGCATGTGGGTGTAGTCGTCAAGGACAACCTAGATGGTACTATTGTAACTTGTGAGGGAAACACATCTTCTGACAAGAAACCTACTGGCTCCCAAGCCAATGGTGGAGAAGTTGCCATGAAGGTACGTGCCTACCGCACAGATAACAAACGCTCATTGCCTGTATTCGTTTCAGGCTTCGGCAGACCTAAATGGGGCAAAAACTAAGGAGTAAGTAATGGCTAAAAACAAATATCTTATTAACGTACCGCCAAAGGTATGGACAATCGCTGCAGCATGGTTCCATGTGCTAGTAGGCGGAATCCTTACCGAATACATTGTGCATCACACAACATCACTTAAAGCCCTTGCGGGTGCTGGTGTAGCTGCTGTAGTGCCATTGGTATACCGCTATGTAAACCCAGCGGATACATTCCCACTGCCAAACCACGCACTTGTTGCAGCGGATAAAGCAGTTAAAGAATAATTAAGTAACAAAGTATTGCCCCTCGCTTAAATAGCGGGGGGCTTATTTTTTATGTTGTCTTGATTAATGTAAGTTTTAAGCCTGTGGCAATTAGCGCAAAGAGTTTGATAGTTCGATAAATCATTATTTTTCTTATTGCCATCTATATGGTCTACATCAAGTTGGCATGGATTGACTGGAACAAATCCACACAATTCGCATATGTCTTTTTTATGCTGTCTCCATGGCCGTTCTCTTTTGTAATTATTTTTTCGCTTTTTTTTGGCATATGCTTTTTGACAGCACGGCCTACCGCCCATAATTTTAATTTTTACATTGCCACATTCAAGACAATTAGCTGTTTTGTCGTCAAGGTTAATTTCGCTTAACCGATGCACCCATTTACCGCCCATGGAGAAATATTACCATGGGCCTTTATTTTTTTTGTCTTGTTACGGGTTAGAGGCTATCAGCCTTGCCGCCTCAACCAGAAGCCAGAGGCTTCCCCAGTTGCACTCGCTTCGCTCGTATTATACACACAGGCCATAGGCCTTTGTCAAATGCAATTTCAACCACATAGGCAAGATCATTCATCGGCGTGTTGCATTTGCATCTCATACATAGGCATGTGTTACGCTCCAGCCATGACAGAAACAACCGTACAACATAGATCATTTAGCGCATTCACATCATGGCTACGCTGTGGCAAAGCATTCCAGCTAGAGCGTAACCTTCAAGCCCCTTCAGACCCAGCATGGTGGTTTGTTGGTGGCTCTGCTTTCCATACTGCAGCTGAGAAGTTTCTTCTTAATACCTTTGCAGCATCTCAAGTGTCAGTAGAAGACAAGCCACCGTTCTAGAAATGAGTGAAGATATTGCAAACCTTAAGCCAACCAAAGGTCAAGAAGGTGACTACCGTTCACTCGGTCCTATCAGTGTCTGTCCATGCGGGTCGGACCTATGGGACGTTAAGTGTAAGTTCGACACAGACGGTGAGCTGGGTATCTATTTCCTTGACATGCGATGCTCTCTCTGTGATAGCCTCGCCGTTGCACCAATGCCAAGACTAAACTAAGGAGGATAAAATGATAGTACATAAAAACCCAAACCCACTACTCCGTCTTTGGGGAAACACATGCGACAAGGTTGCTGGCTTCTTCTATAAGCAGGCAGTACGATACGCAGATTCAGTTGATTACGCCTGGGACGACTGGTGTGATTGTGAGTAACTACAAGCTACGCAAGAATGGTTATACCTACCTTCATGTAACTAAAACATCATGGGGATTGGGATTTAGATTTGATAAGTATGGATTTGAATTACAGATCCTTAATGTATTCATTGGAGTGGAGTGGTAATGGGACGCAAACATGCAAAGATCATTAGTCGAGATGCTTTTCAACAAGCATTTGTAGAGACTGAATACATCATGCGTAAGAACTTGGCTGCCCG